ATTGAATCCATGTTGGAATATGATGGTGATTTTATTTATAGACCTAAAAAATTCCTACTTGATAACTCAACCGACTTAACAACAACTCCAAGATATAAAGAATTATGCGACCAATATGGATTCGTTCATATTAAAAAAGATAACATTGGTATAGTTGGGGGTAGGGTGTTTGTTGCCGAACATTTTGATGAAACGGATTTATCAGCATATTTTTTCTTTGAGGATGATATGTTCTTCTATCCTAAAAAAGGAGAAGTATGTAGAAACGGGTTTAATCGTTATACAACCAACTTATATCAAAAGTCTTTGGAGATTGTTAAACGAGAAAACTTTGATTATCTAAAATTAAACTTTACCGAGTTTTATGGGTCAAATGATATTCAGTTTTCATGGTATAATGTTCCCCAATCTTTCAGGGAAACTCATTGGCCTAATAATCCTAAATTACCTATTCAAGGATTGGACCCCAATTCGCCAAATACGGTCTTTAGAAACATTAAAATCCATAAAGGGTTACCTTATGCTTCCGGTGAGGTATTTTTATGTAATTGGCCTATTATAATGACGAAAAGGGGTAATTATAAATGTTATTTGGAAACCAGATTTCATCATCCTTTTGAACAAACGTTGATGAGTTACACTTATCAAGAAACAGTTAAAGGTAATATCAATCCAGGTATATTGTTATTAACACCAACGGAACATGACCGTTTTGATTTTTATCCAGCTGAGTTAAGAAAGGAGTGTTAGTATTTTTTATAATTCAAGGTATTTATATATAAAAAAAGACGATGAATTTTGACATTAAGAAAAATGCTACATTGCCAGTTTTGAAGCTTGCTGTGGTGAAAGACGGACGTAGTGATTACAATAATTTTATGAGACAAATTGAGGTATCATCATTATTTTTCTCAATGATTGATACTGAAACTGGTGTACCAAAAATTATGTCAAGACCAGCATCATTTGTGGAAAAAACTCAAATAGACCCAAATGCTGAACCAGAATACTATATCTATTATCAATTCACCAATAAGGATACCAATACGGTTGGTCAATTTGAAGGGCAATTTATGGTTAAAAATGATGATGGTGTTCTAATCTTACCTATTAGAGAAAAACTTATTATTAATGTTCATGAGTCTTTTATTGCTGACGACTTGGATTATACTACTTGTTACACTTCAGACTTCCCTTGTTGTACACCATAAAAAAGATATTATGAAAATTATAATTACAGAAAATAGAATATACGAAATCGCAAAAAAAGAATTAACAAAACACTTCGGCAACTTGACACCTGTTGAGTATGAAAGTTATCCGAATAGACTTTTTTATGTTGATAAAAAAGGAGATATTTATTTTGAACTCACTGATTGGAATAATGAAGTTTTTGTTGATTATTATACAATTTGGAGTTTTTTGGAAAATGTGTTTCAATTAGAATACAAACAAATTCAACAACTTACAAAAGAATGGATTGAAGAATTTTACGATTTGGAGGTTGGGGAAACTAAAATGTTAATTGGTAAGACATCATCACGATGGATTAATTTTATAAGAAAATATAAACATAACCTTGCAAAACAAGAATTAACCAATAGATTTGGTAATTTAACGCCGGTTCAAGATAGTCCTATTTGGGTACTTTATGTTGATAAAAATAAAAAACCATATTTAGGGTTTAATAAGGATACAGGTTATGCGAATTACGATTATTCAGTTTTGGAATTTTTAGAAAATAATTTTCAGTTTAGTGGTAGTGATAATGAAAGAATTATTGCGAGTTGGATGGAAGAACAATATAATTTAGACTTAAAAGACATTTCTTTAAATTTTTTATAATTTTTTTTTTGATAATTGAAATATTAGTTATATCTTTGACTTGTTGAAATGAAGGAAACAATATCTGAAAAAAAAATAAATATTTTTCCCTAAAAAGTTTTGATAATTAAAATAAAAATAATATCTTTGACTTGTTGAAATGATTAAGGGTTTGCGGTTTCCCTAATAAAAAATCGTGCGGAACTTATACTTCTGCGGTAACTTAGAATGAGGATGATGTCCGAATACGTCTTAGGATGGTGGTTACCAGCTTCCCCATATACAGCTGAATGGGCGGTTATTAACAGCCGATAAATATACGGTTAGGTATAAAAGGAGACTTCGGTCTCCTTTTTTAGTTATATAAGGTCTTTAATATTTTGACTTCTTTTTAGTTCAGGTGTGTCAAAAAAGAATTCACCTTTAATTTGGGTTATAAAGTTAATTTTATATTGTTTTTTATCTTCCTTAAAAACCTCAATTATTTCCGAATAGTCACCTTTCCTTAATAATAAAGTTTTACCTGATTTATCTGGCCAATTTTTTTTTCCGTTATTAATATAATTAACAATTAAGTTAAAATTTTTCATTAATAAATCAATACCTTCAAATGGGTGGGGTCTAACTATTTTTTTATGACTATATTTCCCAGGTTCATTGGTAGTTGGGTCAATATCCATATATTCAGGTTCTAAATCTCTAAAGATTCTTTGTATCCAATGGTCTTTAAGACTTAACTGAAAAAACATTTTACATCCTAACTTACCATCTTCACTGGGTTGAATAGATTCTTCAGGGCAAAATCTTCTATGACCTTTTTTATTTCTAACATTATTGTATGAATTAATCTTCATCTCCAAATCGGTAGTTAATTTGTTAGGAATGTTAACCGTAGCGGTGCCTTCAGATAATATTTCTGTTAAGAAACCTTCAGGTAGAATTATTTCCTCAATGGTAACCCTATTAGTTACATGTTCTCGTAATATTTGTTTAATTAATTCTTTCATATCATTTATAAATATTACTTACCCCCAAAAAATTGACAAATCATATCAAATATCTTATCATTGATATGAACAAGACAAACCTCATCAACATGGGAGCTAATAAGTCATCTAAAACAATTTTATTATGATATCACAAGAAGACATTGAGAAATTCCTACAAGGGAATGACGACGAAAAATATATTGTATCGGTTGAATACGACTACACCACTGATGCTATCTACAAAGTTATTGAAGACCCCGTTAAAGGGAAGATGATAAAAAAAGACACCTTCACCCCATTTTGTTGGGTTGGAGACCTTAGAGGTGTTAATTTTTACCAAGGGTCAAAAGACTTACAAAAAGCCGCAATGACCAAATACGGAATTATGATTATCAAACTTGAAACAAGTGGTAACGAACGACTTGAGAACGGATTGAAATTTATGGTTAAAGCCATGAAAGGATACCGGGCATTAGTCCAATTCTTCCGTGATGGAAACCTTGACCCTTGGGGTGAATCCGCAAAAGATAAATTATTAATCCTTCCCCCAGTTGAACAATACCTAATCTCAAAAGAAAAAAGGTTATTCAAGGGATTTGAGGAATATAATGATATTACCAGACTTGTTTATGACTTGGAGACGACCGCTTTGGAACCGAAAGATGGAAGAATATTCATGATTGGAATCAAAACAAATAAAGGTTACCAAAAGGTTATTGAATGTTCAAATATTGATGAAGAAAGAAAAGGACTTGTTGAGTTCTTTAATATCATTGATGAACTTAAACCAAGTATCATCGGTGGTTATAATTCTGCGAACTTTGACTGGTTTTGGATATTTGAGAGATGTAAGGCTCTTAACCTTGATGTTAAAAAGATTAGCAAATCACTTAACCCTAAAAAACCAATCGGACAAAAAGATGGTATGTTAAAACTTGCCAATGAAGTTGAAAGGTTCAATCAAGTAACTCTTTGGGGTTATAATGTTATTGATATTATTCACTCCGTTAGACGAGCTCAAGCGATTAATTCCGGAATCAAATCCGCGGGTCTGAAATATATTACTCAATATATCAATGCTGAAGCACCTGACCGTGTATATATTGACCATTCAGAAATTGGGTCTATGTATGCAAAAAAAGATGAATATTGGTTAAATCTTACAAACGGAAAATATAAAAAAGCTGATAACCCAGCATTTGATAATTTAGATACCAGATTCCCCGGGACTTATATCAAAGTAACAGGTGATAATATCGTGGAAAGATATCTTGACGATGACTTAGAAGAAACCCTTCTTGTGGATGATGAATTCAACCAAGGGACTTTTCTACTTGCAACAATGGTTCCAACCACATATGAAAGAGTATCCACAATGGGTACTGCAACACTATGGAAAACTATCATGCTCGCGTGGTCATACAAATACAATTTAGCTATACCACAGAAAGAAGAAAAACAAGACTTCGTGGGTGGTTTATCAAGACTATTAAAAGTGGGTTATTCTAAAGATGTATTAAAACTGGATTATTCATCCCTATATCCTGCAATACAATTAGTTCATGATGTATTCCCTGAATGTGACGTAACTAATGCGATGAAAAGTATGTTGGGGTTCTTTAGAAACTCACGTATCACTTACAAAAATTTAGCTAAAGAGTTCTATGAAACAGATAAGAAAAAATCATTAACATACGATAGAAAACAGTTACCTATCAAAATCTTTATCAACTCCCTATTCGGAGCGTTATCAGCGCCACACGTTTTTCCTTGGGGTGAAATGAAAAGTGGGGAACAGATTACTTGTACCGGTCGTCAATATCTTCGTCAAATGTTAAAATTTTTTATGAACCGGGGGTATACTGCTCTGGTCTGCGACACTGACGGGATGAACTTTAGTCTTCCTGATGAAGGAGTGGAGGGAAGAAAATATGTTGGTAGAGGTCTTAATTGGTTAGTTAAAGAGGGTAAAGAATATTTTGGTTATGATGCTGATGTTGCGGAATTCAACGATACGTTTATGCGTGGTGAAATGGGGTTGGACTGCGACGGAACATGGGATTCCTGTATTAACTTAGCGAGAAAGAACTATGCGACGATGGAAAGTAATGGTAAAATTAAACTTACCGGAAATACTATTAAATCAAAAAAACTTCCTTTATATATTGAGGTGTTTTTAGATAAGGGTGTTAAACTTTTATTACAGGGTAAAGGTCAAGAATTTATTGAGTATTATTATGAGTATCTTCAAATCATCTTTGATATGAAAATACCATTAAAACAAATTGCTCAAAGAACTAAAGTTAAATTGACTTTAGACGACTACGCTAAACGTAGTAGTCAAAGAACGAAAGGTGGTGCGTTAATGAGTCGGATGGCACATATGGAACTCGCCTTAAAACATAAATTGAAAGTGTCTTTAGGTGATGTAATATTTTATGTTAATAATGGAACTAGAGCTTCACATGGTGATGTACAAAAGAAAGGTGATGCTATTCAGTTAAATTGCTATATGTTGGATGTTACTGAAATTGAAAATAATCCAGATATGACTGGTGAGTATAATATCCCGAGAGCTATTGCTACGTTTAATAAAAGGATTCAACCATTATTGGTTGTTTTCAAAGAGGAAGTAAGAAAAGGTTTACTTGTTACTGACCCGGAACAACGAGGGTTTTTTACTAAAGAACAATGTCAAATGATTAATGGTATGCCGTTTAAAGAAGGTGACCAAGATACAATTGAGGATTTGTTAACATTATCTGAAGGTGAAATTAAATATTGGGATAAGGTTGGTATTGACCCTAACTATATTTACGAGTTAGCTGAACCGGGGTGGGAAGAATTCATATAAAAAAATATTACCTTTTACTACAAGATAAACCCCAATTTTTAGGGTTTATCTTTAAACGATTAGTAATATAAAAAAAAAGGTGTCATATTGACACCTTTTATATTTTATTCTAATTTTAATCCGTCACTGGATGATATATACCAAATATTTTCAACTAAATAGAACTCAACACAAGCTCCTTTATCAATCAATATTTCATCATATAGTTCATCAATTTTATTATTATCAGGAACGATTGTAACTTTAGTTAATGCTTTAATGAAAATATGATTAGTAGTATTAGCGTTTAATGTTATTTCACAACTATCTATATTTTTTATAACAATAAAACTTTCACCATTTGTTGAATAGTTACTTTCAGATATTACTTTTCTTATTTCAGGTGTACTGTTCATGCTTAAATAATTTTTATCGCCAATAAATTTTCTCATTAATTTTTTATTAATATTTCTCATAATTTTTTAGATTACATAGATTTGTCTTGGCATTGCACGGAATTTCAGTTGTTTATTTAGGTTTTCAGCTAATAACGCTTCTTTCTCCATAACTTTTTCAGGACGAAGACGTTCCAATCGTAATTTCAACTCTTCTTCAAGTTTAGTTTGTTCGTCTTTACCTTCAGTTAATAAACTTTGATAATCCATAGTTAATTCAGAATCCGGTGTTTTGATTGCACCACTAAATTTACCTCTTACTCTACCTAAAGTCTGTTTAACATATGCTGTAAACCATCTACGAACCCATATTTGAGCTGGGTTATTAAGTTCAGACCATGATACTTCTGCGATTGGTACGTCAGACGGTAACTTAACAATTTCAGGATTGTTTTTTAAACAAGCATCTCTATCAGCTGGACCAACATCATAGTACCAGTACCACACTTTTCCTCTCATTAATGTTCCATTTCCGAAGTCAAATTTACCCCCAGGTGTATTCATTAAGTGTATAGCTTTTTTACCGTCAGGAAGAGCTGTAACACGGTATGTAAGGTCACCACCAATTATTCTTCGTTGTATATTAATTTCTTGCATCCTAAGAAGCATATCAAAGGCTGGCATCATAAAGTAAGAACCGGTCATACCCATTTGGGCAAATCCGGCGCTACCACCAAGACCTGCTCCACCCATTCCACCAAAAGACCAAGGGTCAAAGATAAGGTTATTTAGTGATGATGGTGTAAACCAAAGTAATTCGTTTAATTCTCTGTTTGCTGGAATTTCGTAAATTTGTTGATTTTCTTGTAGTTGTATAAAGTCTTTTTTAAGAACATCATCACCACCGGCTTGAAGACCTACGATTTTTGAGTATGCGTAAGTGTATCTTGTTTCATAGTCTAAACTTTTAGTTATGAAGGCTCTGGATAATGATTGTGTATCAAGGTTAAGATTGTTAAGGGCGGTCCATTGAGATTCAATTAACCAATCTTGAACGAATTGGGAGTAATCACCGATAGATAATTCTAATAAACTATCCATCATTTCGTCTTCAATTTCAATTGAACGAACTGGTGCACCTAATAAGTGTTTAATTCTTGTGTATAACTTACTTCTTTCGGGTTCTTGAATTATTATTGACATAATGATATTTTATATATAAATATCATCATTTTATAAATGTATATGTTTTTGGATTGGTTGAATTAATCTTCGGTTATTACACCTACTTTGTTAATTGTTGATTGAGTAATTGTCTCTGCTGATAATACCTGACTATATGGGTCACATTTATAAGCTATAATATTACCTGGTTTAACTTGATATCTTATAGATAATCTATTTTCATTTTTTCTTTGACCTAAAAATGACCAATATAAGTCAATATCTTCAATTTTGACTATTAGGTTATCTGCTAATATAATACCACCTATATTTTTTTTAATATTATCTAAAAAGTCTAAATACTTCTTATCATTAAAGGATTTATATATGCCAGAAATTACATTATTGTATATATTAATATGTTCAGGTTTTTCAACTTTAAGTTTACTTTGTTTAAAAATTGAAAAAAACTCGGATAAATGACTATCTGTGTAATATTGAAAATCTTTAACCTCAAAATAAGTACCGGCACTAAATATTTCACTACCACCACTCAAAACTAAAGGTACGTTAGTTTTAACATCGGCTTTAATAGGCGGGGTATTATCAATAGTCTCACCAATACATTTTGTAATATTGTTAATTATCTCCTCTTCTCCAACCTTATCATTTTTAATTTGTTTAACTAAATTAAAGAAAGTTAATCCATTTTTGTCACAATTATATTCTAATTTTAAACTTGTATTTTTTTTGTCAAAAACTTTACCTTTACCGACAAAACTATCTTCATAGTTATTAGAGACTGAATTTAAAATGTTATCTAAATCTTCTATGGTTATGTTTGAGTATTTATTTGATAATTTTTCTAGTCTTGTTTTTTTTGTATTTCCATTGTGTATTTCATTATTGATAAATTCTGAAATCTTTTTAAGAAATTGTACAATTGAGGTATTTTCAAGTAACGCTAATTTAATTATTCTAGGTATAGGACCACTTGGTTTGGATTTAAAAACCTTAAATAAAGAATCAATACTTTTGTTTAGTGATGTTATTTCTTCAGGTTGAAAATTTTTACTTTCTTCAGCTAATTTACAATAAGGAAGATTTGTGTCAGGATTTTCATTACATAAAAAATCAATATAGTTAGTTTCTACATCAAGAGGTAAAGTTTGTTTAGTAGGTTTAGTAGGTTTAGTACTTTTACGTTGTTTAGTAGGTTTTATTTTATTATGACGAACTAATAAATCTGCAATATCTTGAGTAATTATTACATTTTTAGGTTTTATTTTTTTTAATTCTTCATCTGAAAATAAAACACCTTGAGTTGATTCAAAAAGAATATGTAATTTTTCTTTGAATTCAGAATATATTCTGTTATACTGGTCTTCCCTTATTAAAACTTTCATATCAGTAAATATTATGAAATATCAAATTTTCTATCCTTTTTATTAAAAACGTAGTTACCATCAACGATTTTAGTGTTTTTGTTATCAAATATTAATATATTTTTACCCCCATCACTAAATTTAGAAAAAATCATTAAATCTGTGTAATAAGGTTTAACATTAGCGGTATTATATATAGTAATGGTATTATCTTCTTCATTATATTGGCTTCTACCAAAAGGTTTTATTTGTGCGGTATATTTCTTAGGGTATATAGTTAATTCACAATCAACACCTTTAAGAGCGTCTTTATCATTACCTATTTCCGCAATGGTTACAACATTTTTAGCCCCAAAAATTTGTTTTAACACTTTTATTGTGTCATCTTCTGTTTTAGCACCAGTTCCAGTTGTTCTACTAGTTATTTTAATTATTTTGTTAAAGGTTGACGAATTTGGGTTAAAAATTCTAGTTTTGTATTCGTCAATAATATTAAGAAATTTTTTAGTTTGTTCAATTTGTTCTTTTGGTGTCACACCCAATATTTGTATTTCAGGTATTGACTGACTTCTTAACACTTTATTAACATCATTTAATAAAACACAAAAACAACTATAATTTGTATTAATAAAATTAAGACCGGAACGACCTTTTTTCTCTAAATCATAAATACCGGATAATTGTCCAGGGCCATATTGATTAGCTTCATAATAGTTGTCCGGAAAAACTTCCATTAACATTCTATCAATTTCATTCGTAAACATTTTTTTAACTTGTGGGTTTGAGTTGAAAACAAAACGAAATTTTTCATCTAATTCTCTACTACATTTTTCGGATGAATTATTACCGGTGGCTGAATTATATTTAATTTGTTCTGTAATATTTTGTACTTTTGCTTCTATAATTTTCATAATATTTTTTATTTTAATAAATAGTTTATCTTAACGAATTAATTTTATTCATCATATTTGCGATGATATCACCTTTATCTATATTATCACCCATTACGGTATCAATAACATTCTTTTTATTTGATAACATATCGTAAATTATACCCTCAATGCTGTTATCAAAAATCGGGTAGTATACTGATACGGAGTTTTTCTGACCATATCTATAAGACCTATCTTCAGCTTGTTGATGATGTGCTGGAACAAAGGATAAGTCATTCATTATAACCGCTTCTCCCGCAGTTAGTGTTATTCCAGCTCCAGCGGCAATTAAATTACCAACAAAAACTTTAATCTTATCATTATTCTGAAATTCATCAACCGCGTGTTGACGTTTTGGGTTGGAACAACTTCCATCCAAATATACGGATTGTTTTCCAAAGTGTTCATGTATTTTTTGTAAAACTCCGGTAAAGTTGGTAAAGATAATAACTTTTTTATCTTGGTCAATAATATTTTGTGCTAATTCTATTGTATGTTTTATTTTTTCTTCGGCAATAACTTGTCTTACCTTCATTAACATACTGAATTGTACGGTTAAAGAACTTGATTCCTCTTTTTTCTTATCATACCAATCATAATACTCACCCATTAAACCCATATATTGTTTTGAGTTTAATCTCAAATAAACTGGTGTTATGATTTTATCTGGCAAATCTAAAACTTCGGTTTTTAATCTTCTTAAAAATTGTCTTGAGGTTCTATCTCTTAATTCTTCTAAATTTGATGCTCCGGTTACATTCCATACTTTACGATTTCCGGCTTTGAATTGGTATCCTTGGCAATATCTGATAGCGTAAGCCATCCAGTTTTGAGCTACAGGACTTTCTATCAATGAAAGTAAATTAAAATAGTTCATTGGACGAGAAGTCATTGGTGTTCCTGTTAATAACCAAAGGTATTTACTCTGTTTTACAAAACTATTAACTAATTTAGTTCTTTGAGCTTGACCATTAGATATGTAATGAGCTTCGTCTATTATTATTAACTCAAAGTTAGCTTTTGTTATTAAAGAATTCTCAATATCTTTTAAATCATAAAAGTTTTTAAGGATATCATAATTAATGATTAGAAAATCGTGTTCAGTTGAAAAGTTCTTACCTTCGCAAATATATACACTTCTATCTGAATAATTCTCAATTTCTCGTTGCCAATTTATTTTTAATGATGCTGGACAAATAATTAATATTTTCTTTACATTAACCTCTAAAGCTGCGATAACCGCTGAGGTCGTTTTTCCAACACCCATATCGTCAGCTAATATAAACCTTTTAGTTCCCGATAATTTCTCAATTGCGAGTTTCTGATGGTCAAGTGGAGGTCTATGAGAATATTTTTCATAGTCTATTTTAATTTCTTCGGTTGTATGGGTTTTTAATAACGCACCCTTTGGTAACCAAAAATCGTGAATGGTTTCACCTGACAATATTTTACCCCAAATATGATAAGCCTTATCTTTCTCAACAAGTAATTTCTCAACCCAAACTTGTTCGGGTATTTTAACAAGTAATTTTTCGTCGGCTAATTTTTTACCGAAGTAAGGGTCCAAGTCAACCCATTTTTTTGCGACTTTAGGGGTTACTTCGTGATAATTAATTATATATTCTGATTGAGAACGAGTTGGAAAGAATTTTTTATTGGTTTCCTTTTGGGTTTTCAATTTAAGAATATGGTTATTTGCTCCCGAATAGGTTTCAAGTATTTCCAACGCTCGTTGTTCTAATAATGGAGTATTTGTATTTTCCAAAGTTATAATTTTAATTGAAAAATAAGTAATAAATGGATATTTATAAATAAAAAATTAATTATGTCAAACAATAAAATGCCTATTTCTAGAATCGGCAAATTTTTTGGTGAGGAAGACTATAATTTGGAGCTTTCATTTGGTGAGGAATACTTGTATGGTGATATGAACTTTACTTTAGTTTTATATCGTGTTGATAGACAAAAGACTAAAAAAGATGATGTTTATGGTGAGGCAGTATCTGATGCGATTACATTTCTTCCACCTGTTGAATTCAAGGGGTTGGTTCAGGTAATGGCGCCGGAAAACAAATATTTGGGTAACTCAAAGATAGAACAATTTGAACCGGGTAATTTAAGAGTTTCTGTTTATCAAAGACATTTAGAGGAACTAGAAATTGACATCAATTATGGTGATTATATAGGGTATTACGAGACTGAAGATAGAATTAGATATTATGTTGTTAATAATGACGGACGTATAACATCAGACAATAAACATACTTATGCTGGATATAAACCATTTTATAAAACAATTATGGCATCACCAGTTACAGATAATGAATTTAGAGGGTTATGAGAAAACTAATAAAAGAAGAAATTGAGGGTATTGATAATTTTTTAGAAATAATTGTGGGAAAATATCCAAGTTTAGAACCTTTTTTAGAAAAAATAAAAAAAGATATTGAAAACTCCGGTTGTCCTAATATTGAATTAACTAACTTAAATGGACCTTTAGGGTTAGCTTTACATAATAGATTAATGCTTGATAAAAAAATACTTAATAGTAATTTATCTTTTTTAATTTTTATTTTATTTCACGAGATAGGTCATATGTATCAATTTAAAAAATATGGTGCTGAAAAAATGTTGGAAGTTTATCTTGGTGAAATGTCACTTAATGACGCTCTAAATTTTATACATAAAACAGAAATAGTTGCTGATGAATTTGGGGAAAGAAAAGTGAGAGAATATGTTAAATTAGGTATTGTTGATTCTAATGAAGTTCATATGAAAGGACCTCATAAAAAGATGAGTCCAAATATGTTTGCTATGACACTTAATCAAATTAAAAGTGTTGTGAAAGATAGAAAATTAGATAACCCTGAAAAATTAGCTGAGTTTATGTATAACGCTTATAAAAGAAATTTGTAAAATAAAGGTATGAAAATTATAATAACAGAAAACAAATTATTTAACTCCATTTATAGTTATTTGGAAAAAACATACAACCCAAATAATGAATTAAATTGGATATATGGTTCGCATTATATTGAAGACGATGACGATTCGTTAATGATGTTTGACGACTACGACGATGATGATGATGACAATTATGATGACAATTATGATGACGATAATACAACTGAAGACACGCGTATCTATTTCATTGGGACTTGGTTAGGTGAAGATGATAGTGACATAGCGTTTCGTTATTTTAATGAAGATTATTATGCAAATAATCCTACAATTTCTTTTATTAATCAAGACGCTCCAGTCTTAGTAGTTACTGAATATGATGAACTTACTGATATGTTTGATGAATATTGGAAAGAACCAATGAAAAAGTGGTTTGAGGATAAATTTGGTTTACCTGTTAAAACCGTTGATTATGCTTAATCTAAAAAAAATATGAAAATTATAATAACAGAAAACAAATTATTTAACTCCATTTACGGTTATTTGGAAAAAACATTCATTGAGGAGGACGAATTACATTGGACGTATGCTGAAGATTTAAGTGACGAATATGGTAACGAGGATGAAAATCTTATAATTTTTTATAGAGGTGATTGGGAAGGTGAAGACTATAGTGATATAGTTTTTGCTTATTACGCTAAAGATTATTTTGAGGATAGTCCAGCTAATTCTCATAATAGAAGTCAAGCTCCAATGTTAATGGTTACGAAATATTACGACCTTAATGATATGTTTGCCCAACATTGGAAAGAACCAATGAAAAAGTGGTTTGAGGATAAATTTAATTTACCTGTTAAAAGTATAACATCTTACTAACTAAAATATAAAAATATGAAAATAATTATTACAGAGAATAAGTTATTTAATTCCATTACAAAGTATTTGGAAAATACCTTCAATCCAAACGATGATATAGACTGGAAATATGATGAATCACCTGATTATGTAAATGATGAATATGATGACCCAATTAATGAAAACATAAGATTTTATTTTAATGGTTGGCCTGAAGACGACAATAGGAATGTAATTTTCGCATATTACGATAAAGATTATTGGGATGATGCACCATCAAGAGCTGAAGCACCAAAGTTAGTTGTTATGGAATATGATGAACTTACTGAAATATTTAGTGAATATTGGAAAGAACCAATGAAAAAATGGTTTGAGGAAAAATTTGGTTTACCGGTAACTTCTGTTACACGAGATGTGTAAAAATATGAAAATCATAATAACTGAAATACAAAATATTTATAACAAAACGATAAAATGCCATTACCTAAAAAAAATAAAAAACATATTCCTTTAACTTATACTAAAACTCTATATCCTAGACGACAAGAATTAGTTGATAAGATAAATGAACACGGAACTTATTTACCTAAATCAATACTACATGCCGATTTAGATGGGGGTTTTTTATCATTTGTAAAAAATGATTTGAAAACAGTCGTAGATGGGAAAACCATTCCTATGATTGACATTTTAATGACTACTCAAAACTGGTCTCAATTTACGGAGACTTGGAATTTCCAAAATATAGATAAAAATGCTGAACCCCCATTTATAACTGTGGTTAGAATACCTGAGGTTAAGTACGGGACTAATCCGGCTATAATTTACAATATACCAAATAGAAAACAATATTTCTATGCTCAAGTACCGACTTGGGATGGTCAACGACAAGGTATGGATATTTATAAAATTCCACAACCAGTTCCTGTTGATATTTCATATACGGTAAAGATTGTATGTAATAGAATGAGGGAGTTAAATGAGTTTAACAAAAACATTTTAGAAATGTTTGCTTCAAGACAGGCTTATACAGTAATCAAGGGACATTATATTCCGGTTATTATGGGTAATATTTCCGATGAATCAGTTATGGAGATTGAGAAGAGAAAATATTATATTCAAAGTTATGAATTTACGGTATTAGGATTTCTTATTGACGAGAATGAATTTGAGGTATCACCGGCAATAACAAGAGTGTTACAGGTTGTTGAATTTGAGAAAGAACCAAGAAAAAGGAGAGTTAAGGTAGATACTAATCCTTCAGGAGTATCATTAACTTTAGAATACCCAATAGACGTTTTATCCGTTACCCAAGTATTTGATTACACTGTAAATATAAATTTAGGTGATACATCAAATGTTGACACTTTTGATGTTTATATTAACGGTGATTTTTACGGGTCGGATTTATCAGAAATATTAATTAATACAAATGATGTTTTAAGAATTGATATTACAAAACAAGATAATCTTACAACAGCGTCAATTAAATTAAATAATGAGTTAATTTAATTCTCACCATAGATATCTTTTTTATCTTTACAAGTCTCAATAATTAAATTTTCTAAAAACTTATAAATTTTAATACCTCTCTTTTCACAATATAGTTTTAATATGTTGTGAGCATCTTCCGATATCTTTAAGTTTTTTATTTTTTTATTGTTCTCTTCCATAGTATATAAATACTTCATTTGCGTAAATACGTCGTTTATTGGAATTATTAACTGATAAGTAGAAAAAAGGTAGAAAAAAGTATCCTAAATTATAAATTCTTTATAGTTAGTAAAGTGTTTTGGTTTTTTTTGTAATATTTATATATAAACAATAAATTATTTAACTAAAAAACTAATGGCAACAAACAGTAAAGTATTTGTATCTCCTGGAGTATACACATCTGAAGTTGATTTAAGTTTCGTGGCTCAGAGTGTGGGTGTAACTACGCTAGGTATCGTGGGGGAAACTCTTAAGGGTCCAGCATTTGAACCAATCTTTATACGAAACTTTGATGAATTTTCAACATTTTTTGGGGGAACATCTCCAGAGAAATTTATAAATACCCAAATCCCTAAGTACGAGGCGAGTTATATTGCGAAATCTTATTTGCAACAATCAAATCAGTTATTCGTAACTAGAGTATTAGGTTTATCAGGGTATGATGCGGGTCCATCTTGGACAATAACATCTGTGGCGAACGTAGACCCAACAACAATTCACTTTGAATGTTCAGGTTCAACTACCGTTGATTGTGATATCGTATGTACAGGTTATACTAAAACTCCTATATCTGTTAACTTTACAGGTTGTACAGGAAACATTGATAGTATTGGTTTCACAACAAGTTTCCCAGCAGCTATCGCAAACAAAATCAACACATCTTACGAATTGTTCAACGGAAGTACTTCTGTTATTAGTTCTGATTTAAAAGGTCAAATTTTTGACATTATCAGTACTCCAAGTAAATCTGCAACATCTGTTTATTATTTCGGAGCTATCGTTGGTGATGATTATACTGGGTCTACATTATCAGGTTATACTGCTCAAACAAACGTTTTTGGAGTTAATAATGTAAATGCTGATTTGATTAATTATTCTGCGCCTCAAAATGATGCTTGGTATTACTCATTATTTGATAATGTTGGTAATTCAGTTTATAGTGGAACTTCATTCTATTCTACAATTACTAATTTCGCTCAAACTTCTCAATCATCAAATTGTGCGTCATTCTATAGTTATAGTATTAGTGGTACGTCAGGAAGTATTAATTATAATACAAATACAATTGATGTTGTATTACCTTATTCAGGTTTCTCAGGTACTTCATTCTCAGCATTAACACCAGTATTCAGTGCTTGTACAAGTGACGTAACTGTTAATAGTGTTGCTCAAGCAAGTACAGGAACAACAAATAATTTCACAGGAACTTGTTTAACTTATGTTTTAGTTTCTGAAGATTCTAGTGTTACAACAGAATGGAATGTATGTGTTACATTAGAAAATCCTTGTGCTCCGGTAACACCAAGTAATTCAGGTTCTAATAACACTGGAACAATTCAAACTTGTTATTCTGGAACTGTTACAGGTTATGTATATACTTTTGAGGGAACATCTTATTCAGATTACGATAATTTAGTATTAGCTACATTACGTTCAAGAGGTATTGCAACATATTCTTCTGATAATGGGCCGGTATATGAAGTTGCTAATTTAAGTGATGTTTCATTGAATGTTACAGGTGCAACATATTCAGGGGCAACTAAAAACCCATATAATACTTTCGGTATTAATTTAACAAACAAAGACGGTGAGATTTTCTTCTTTGAAACATCTTTCAGTAATTCTGACCCTAAATTTATTAGTAAAGTTTTTGGAATGTCTAACTTCTCAAAACCTAGAACTACCGTTCCGGTATTTGTTGAAGAAGATTTCCAAACATTATTAACTTATGCTTATAGAAAAGGTTATATTAGAGGTATTAACAGTCAATTAACAGCTTTACCTGATGCTAAACAAGGTGTTGATTCAACATCAATTGCTTGGTATTTAGAAAAATATCAATCACCAACATCTCCTTGGTTAGTATCTGAATTAAGAGGTAATAAAGTTTATAACTTGTTCAAATTTACAACAATCGCTGATGGTGATGCTGCAAATACTGAAGTTAAAATTTCTATCGCTAATATCTCATTCAACAATGGAACATTTGATGTTCTTGTAAGAGATTTCTACGATACAGATAATAACCCTGTTGTTATTGAGAAATTTACTAATTGTTCTATGAACCCTAACGACAATTCATTTGTTGCTAAAAAAATTGGTACATTAGACGGTGAGTATGAATTAAACTCTAAATACGTTATGATTGAAATTAATGAGGACGCTCCAGTTGATGCTCTTCCTTGTGGTTTCTTAGGTTATAACTATAGAGAATATGCTGGTGCTCGTTCTCCATTCCCAATTATTAAAAATAAATATGATTACCCTGGAGAGGTTGTTTATAACCCACCATTCGGTATTGCGTCTGGAAATGATAATGCAACTACAAGTGCTGGTGATAATGTTCGTAGAACTTATTTAGGTATTTCAGATACTATTGGTATTGATGCTGATTTCTTTGCTTATAAAGGTAAACAACTTCCGTTAGATATATGTAATGATACTACAGGTGAAGATTGGGCTTTTAGAACAAAAGGTTTCCACATGGATAAAAATGCAAGCGGAATTACAATTCCTAATACATTCTCAACTAGTGGTACTTCAGCTTTCTTCGTTGGTTCTGCAGAATTTACTTCTGACCCAGATAACGAAAGTAACCCATACTACAGATTATACGCTCGTAAATTCTCATTGTTAGTTCAAGGTGGATTTGACGGATGGGATATCTATAGAGAATCAAGAACAAATTCTGACAGATTTGCTATAGGGAAAACAGGTTACTTAAAAGGAGCTTGTGTTAGCACTAAATATCCTTCAGCTACAGGTTGGGGAGCATTTAAACAAATTACTGTTGGTGATAATAGTCAAGATTGGGCTAATACAGATTACTACGCTTATTTATTAGGTCAAAGTACTTTCTCTAACCCTGAAGCTGTTAACATTAACGTATTTGTAACACCAGGTATTGATTATGTTAATAACTCTAACTTAGTTGAAGATGCTATTGAAATGATTGAGTTCAACAGAGCGGATTCATTGTATATCACCACAACTCCTGATTATAATATGTTCGTTCCTTCAGTAGGTGAATCAACTGACTTAATTTATCCACAAGAAGCTGTAGATAACTTAGACCAAATAGGTCTTGACTCTAACTATACAGCAACTTACTACCCGTGGGTATTAACAAGAGATAGTGTAAATAACACACAAATTTATTTACCACCAACAGCTGAAGTTACAAGAAACTTAGCTTTAACTGATAACATCGCGTTCCCTTGGTTCGCAGCAGCTGGTTATACTAGAGGTATTGTTAACGCTGTTAAAGCAAGAAAGAAACTTACTCAAGAAGATAGAGATACACTTTATAATGGTAGAATTAACCCAATCGCAACATTCTCTGATGTTGGAACTGTAATTTGGGGTAACAAAACATTACAAGTTAAACAATCAGCTCTTGACAGAATCAACGTTAGAAGATTATTGTTACAAGCTCGTAAATTAATCTCTGCTGTATCTGTAAGATTATTGTTTGAACAAAATGATGATAAAGTAAGACAAGATTTCTTAAACGCTGTAAATCCTATTTTGGATGGTATTAGAAGAGATAGAGGTCTTTACGATTTCCGAGTAACAGTTTCTTCTGACGCTGCTGACTTAGACAGAAATCAAATGACTGGTAAAATTTATATTAAACCAACTAAATCTTTAGAATTTATTGATATAACATTCTACATCACTCCTACAGGAGCTTCTTTTGAGAATATTTAATATACTTAATAGATTTTTTTATAAAAACCCTCTAATTTTTTAGAGGGTTTTGTTTTTTTATTTATTTTTGTATATTTATATGTAGAGAGGTTCTCGTAATTAACACTAATATTATACCTATGAAAATAGAATTAACTTGTCAATATTGTAATAATTTATTCACTACCGATTATAAACACAGAGATAAAAAATTTTGTAATAGAAGTTGTTATTTTGGTTATGCTAAAAAAAATAATTTATTAGGAAAACAAAAAGACGAATCTGTTAGAGAAAAACGAAATTGTATGCAATGTGGTGTTGAATTTATTGAAAGAAAAAAACATAATAAAACCTTATGTTCTGACGAATGTCGTTTAATTTGGTCTAAAAAAGAGGAAAATAAAAAAAATAGAATATTAAAGTCAAAAGAAAGTTTACTGGATAAATATGGTGTTGAAAGTTTTTTTGATACAAAAGAATTTAAGTCAAATTATAAAAAAAATTTTATTGAAAAATATGGTGTTGAACATCCGATGTATGACCATAATATGGTTAATAAATTAAAAAAAACTGTTAAAGAAAAACATTTAATTCAATTAATACCACGATTAGGTGAAGGTGATTTAACGTTACTTGATGAATATTCGGTTAATAAAAGTGGAAATACTTCTATGTCCTACAATTTTCAATGTAATGTTTGTGAAAATATATTTTCAAGTACTCTATTGGGTTCTGGAAAAATACCAATATGTAGAAAATGTTATCCTATTATTAAAAATTCTAAATTGGAAGAAATTGTTAGAAATTTTCTAAATAATAACAACATTAAACATATTGATAATAATAGAAAAATTTTAGATGGTAAAGAAATTGATTTATATTTACCCGAGTTTAATTTGGGTATAGAAATTAATGGTAATTATTTTCATTCTGAAAATGCGGGAGAAAAAGATAAACATTATCATTTAGATAAGATGATTTTATCTAATAAAAAGAATGTCAAATTATTACAATTTTTTGAAGATGAGGTAATATTAAAAACCGATATTGTGTTTTCAAGATTATCTAGTTTATTAAACATTAATAAGTCAATATTTGGTAGAAAATGTAAGATTAAAGAAGTTAATAAAAAAGACTCAACACTATTCTTAAATGAAAATCATTTACAAGGTAATTGTATTGATAAACATAGATTTGGATTATTTTATAATAATGAATTAGTGTCTTTAATGACATTCGGTAAAAAAAGAAAAGTTTTAGGTAATAAAAATAACACTATTGATGAATATGAATTGATAAGGTTTTGCAACAAAAGAAATACCACAGTTGTTGGTGGATTTTCTAAATTGTTAAAATTTTTTGTTAAAACATTTAACCCTAAAAAAATAGAAACTTATGCTGATATTCGTTGGTCAGGTCTAAACCCCGAGAATACCGTGTATTATAAGAATGGGTTTACTTATTTACATCAAACACCACCAAATTATTGGTATATTAAAAATAATTGTTATTTACATAGATTTCATAGGTTTAATTTTAGAAAAGATTTGTTAGTTAAAGAAGGGTTTTCTAATGAAAAAACTGAATGGTCTATTATGGTTGAAAAAGGTTATGATAGAATATGGGACTGTGGTTCATTAAAATTTGAAATAAATTATTAATAAAAACCCTCTTTAATCGGAGGGTTTTTTTATTTATGATATATTTATAAGTATGAAACTTAAAAACAAATTAAAAGAGGGGATTGATGAATCCGGAACTCCAGACATGAAGTATTACGCTTTTGACTGGGACGATAATATTGTTACAATGCCAACAAAAATCATTCTTAAGGATGAAGATGGTGACGAAGTTGGTATGTCAACACAAGATTTTGCTGAATATAGAACAGAGGTTGGTAAAGAACCTTTTGAATATCAAGGACATACTATTGTAGGTTTTGCGGAATTACCTTTTAGAAATTTTACAGTAACAGGTGATAAAGATTTTATTATTGACGCTATGTTAGCTAAAACAGGACCAGCTTGGCCTGATTTTGTTGAAGCGATTAATAATGGTTCAATATTCTCAATTGTTACTGCGAGAGGTCATACACCTTCAGTTCTAAAAGAAGCGTGTTATAATTATATAGTTTCAAATTTCAACGGGATTGATTCTAATGAATTAGTTAAAAATTTAGAAAAATATAGACATTTAGCTGACGAAGAGGAATTATCTAAAAGAGAACTAATTAAAGAATATTTGGATTTATGTAAATTTTATCCTGTTACTTTTGGTGAAGGTTCGGCAACTAATCCGGAAGAAGGAAAAATTAAAGCGTTAAAAGAATTTATTTCTTATGTTAAAGAAGTGTCTAATTCATTACAGAAAAAAGCTTTATTAAAGAATAAAATAAGTAATCACTTTTTACCAACTATTGGATTTTCAGATGATGATATTAGAAATGTTGAGACAGTTAAAAAACATTTTGAGAAAGAACCTGATAATATTTTAAAAACATATTTAACATCAACAGGAACTAAACAAGAATATTAAATAAAAACTAGATATTTATACTATATAGTATTAAACTAAAAAAAGTAAATATACGAAATAAAAAACATTTCAAGATATTTATAGTAAATAATAAAATAAAAACTAACAAAAAAATATTATGGCGGATTTATTAATGAAAATGCCGGTTCCTTATGAACCAAAAAGACAAAATAGATTTATAATGAGATTTCCATCTTCATTGGGAATTAACGAATGGTTCGTTGAAACTACGTCAAGACCACACATAACAATTAATCCGGTTGAAATACAGTTTCTAAATACTTCAACATACGTTGCTGGTAGATTTACTTGGGGTATAATTAATGTTAAATTTAGAGACCCAATTGGACCTTCAGCTTCACAAGCGTTAATGGAATGGGTTCGTTTATGTGCGGAATCTGTTACAGGTCGTATGGGTTATGCGGCAGGATACAAGAAAAATATTGACCTTGAAATGTTAGACCCGACAGGTGTTGTTGTGGAAAAATGGATATTAGAAGGGTCTTGGTTAAATGATGTTAACTTTGATACTTTAGCTTATAATAGTGACCAAGTAGCGTCAATTTCAGCTCAAATCCGTATGGATAGATGTATATTAGTTTACTAAAAAATCACAAACCTTTACTACTAAATAAAAAATCTATATATATCGTAAATTTACACGATATATATAGATTTTTTTATTTATAAATAAAAAAAATATTTTATATTATAATAAAAACTATTTT